TATTTAAGATTCCAGGTAATTACCCCAAATGAAATTAGATTAAGAATGGGATTAGTTCCACGTGAAGGTGGAGATGAGCCAGTAGATTTACAGGCACAGGTTGCTGAAATTAAAGCACAGGCTATGCAGAGTCGTGAAAGAGATCAAAATAGGTCTGCAAATTCACCAGATAATTCTGGAGAAGGCCGAAATGCAAAAGGCGACGGCAGACAGGTTGAGTAGTCCTACTCGACTAGTTATTTGCCTTTAGATATATAAAAGCCTATAATATACACATATGACCATTGAAAAATCACATTGGTCTTCTGAAGGAAATGTTATTAATTTATCAGTTCCTTTTACGAAGGTCAACAGAGAAAAAAGAACAGTCTCAGGTTTTGCGACACTCGACAACCTAGATCAGACTGGTGATGTTGTCACGATGGAAGCAAGCATGAAAGCTTTTGAAAATTTCCGTGGCAATTTAAGAGAAATGCATCAACCCGTTGCAGTTGGCAAAATTGTTTCATTTAAACCAGAAACATATTATGATCCAAAGTCAAAAGAATTTTATAATGGAGTTTATGTAGATGCATACATTTCAAAAGGCGCACAGGATACTTGGGAGAAAATTCTTGATGGTACATTACAAGGATTTTCAATTGGCGGAAAAATTACAGATTCTGATAACGAAGTTAATAAGTCTACTGGACAACCAGTTAGGTTTATTAAAGAATATTCATTAATAGAATTGTCTGTTGTAGATTCCCCAGCAAATGAACTTTGCAATATATTGTCTATTCAAAAAATGAATGGACAGCTTATTTTTAAAGGAATGGCAACAGAAGTTTCTACAGAAAATATTTTTTATTGTGCAGATAGTGATTCTGTTTTTATTTCGACAGATTCAAAGTATGTCTCGCCAGTTACTGGCAAAGACGCAACATTAATTGGTTGGGTGGAAACTAATGATGTTAACAAGGCGGCAGAAATAGATAGAATTCTTGCTTCATTTAAGAAGACAAGATTACCGTTGCCTGATACAACAATAGCAAAACAGGCAAACGCAGAAGGAGGTAATGAAGTGTCAGAAAACACAGAAAACACAGTAATTGAAAAGTCCGTTGCTGTTGAAGAAGTTACAGCTGTTGAAGAAACTCCTGTAGCAGAAGCTACAACAGACGCTTCTGCCGAAGTTCTGGAAAAAGCAGCCGACGTATCAGAAGTACAGGTTGATGAACCTGATTTTGCAAAAATGTTAGGCGATCTAAAAGGCTTTTTCGCAGATACTCTTACAAAAGCTACAGAAGCAAACTCTGCTCAAGTTTCAGCAATTAAAGATACTGTTGAATCATTCAGCAAGAGCGTAGATGTACGAATTTCAGAGTTGGCAGAACAACACAGTGCGCTTAGCGCAGCTGTCGCAGATATCAAGAACACAATTAATAGCGTTGAAAAACGAGTAGACGCAGTAGAAAGTGATACTGCAATTAAGAAGTCCTCAGACCTTGGCGGGTCTCAGGAAGTTACAATCAAAAAATCAAAATGGAACGGTTCTTTCCTCGGTTTAAGAAGTCCTCAGACCTTGGCGGGTCTCAGGAAGTTACAATCAAAAAATCAAAATGGAACGGTTCTTTCCTCGGTTCCGTTAATGAATTATTCAACTAAACAAAGGTAGGTGAAAAAATAAAAATGAGCAATGAATTGTTAGCAAAAGCAATGGCTTCTGGTACAACAGACACAGGTGATTTCTCTGGTTCCCTTTCGGGTTCTGGCGTTCACGTAGGTGCAACCGAGCACGGTGGTCTACTTAATCCAGAGCAATCAGCACGATTCCTCGATTATATGTTCGACGCAACCGTTATCGGTAAAGTCGCACGTACAGTTCGCATGAGAGCTGATACGACAGAAATTGATCGTATGTCAGTTGGCGAGAAGCTTATGAAGGTAGCTTCAGAAGCAGAAGATACAGCATCAAATAGTGCAGTAACTTTCTCGAAGATTTCTCTCACAACAAAGAAACTTCGTTTGGATTGGGAACTTTCAACAGAATCTCTTGAAGATAATATTGAAGGTGCAGATCTCGAAGATCATATTGCCAGACTTATGGCAACACAGGCAGGTAATGACATTGAAGACGTAGTTCTCAATGGTAATACTTCTCTTTCAAGTGATAACCTTTATAAGGCATTTGATGGTGTTGTAAAGAAGGCAAAAGCAAACGCACACGTAGTAGATGCAGCAGGAAACGCAGTTTCCCGTTCAGTATTTAACAGTGCTCTTAAGGCGCTTCCACGTAAGTACAAGCAGCGTCGTGCAGACCTACGCTTCCTCGTTGGTTCAAACTTGGTTCAGGACTTCCTGTATAATAACAGCATTTTCACAAACTTTACAAATCCACAAGATATCGCATCTAGCGTTATCCGTGGCGATGTACAACCAGTTTCAGGTCCAGCAGGTTACGTAGCTCCATATGCATTCGGTATTCCGATTGTTGAAGTTCCTCTCCTTGCAGAAGCACAGGATGGTGACTATTCAGCAGCTACAGGTAATCACGGAGATATCCACTTGACATTCCCAAATAACGTAGTTATTGGTATCAAGCGAGATGTAACTGTTTACCGATTCTTCTGGCCACGTAAGGACTCCATCGAATATACTATGTATACTCGTGTTGGCGTACAAATCGAACAGGCTGATGCATGGGTAGTTGTTAAGAACGTTAAAGTCGCTTCCTAATTTAATTAGATAGAAGACTTGCAATAAAGCCCCCAATTTATTTTGGGGGCTTTTCCT